AAGGGCCGATCTGAACGCTCTTCATCTTCTCGGCATCAGCGGCAGAGCTTGCTCGGAACATGGTCGTGCCACCTACAATGGCATTCTCCATGAGGGAGTTATTCATGCGGTTCATTGCTTCCGCATACTTATAAACCTTCTGACCCAGCCCTCTCACGCCATGATAGTACCCATTGCCAACTCCATTAAGGAAGATGGTAAATGCGCTAGAGAAATCCTTATAGCGTCCAATCTTCTTGCAAAGGAACTCTGTGCTATTGATGCGATCAAAGATGTAGTGAGAGATACGACCATCGTATTCCCTGACATAGAAGTGGGCGATCTTGATGACCTTGCTCTTGGCGTAGGAGTAGTATAGTCCGTTGTTTTTAAGCTCCGTCTGATGCCACTCCCAAGGGCGGCGTTGATCCTTGTCATCAACACTAGCTTGCATGATTGCTTCCCTAACCTCCTCAACATCCCATCCACCTCTTTTAGCGGCCTCTTTATTCTCAATGTAAGAATAAAGCTCCTCGCAATAAAGCTCGTCTAGAACATAGCAGAACTCCCAGTCATTCCAATCTACCTTAGATCCCTTTGGCACAACCATAGCCCAAGGCTCAATTGCTTTAGCCCTCCAATCAGTCTGGTCTGGGAAATACATACAGGACTGACCATGAATAACCAGCGACTTATGACAGACTTGATGCTGTGCAAGGAAGTTTGGATTAGATGAAGAAAGAAGCCTGTGGAACTCTTCGGTAATGATTCGGCTCCACTCCTCCCTCTTACCCATGTCCTTTCCGTACTTGGTCTTGCAAGTAGCATAAGCACCAACGGAGGTGAGGATGTCAAAGTAAGGAATAACAGCGGCCTCTACCTTAGCTTCGGCATGACCCCAGTTTACATTAATCCGATCTGCCTGACCAAGTTCACGAAGCTGTTGTTCGTTAAAGGGAGGATTACCATCAATAATACCTTGGATTTGACTACGGCGATGTGATGCGATTTGATCATCTTCTTGCAGGGTGAAAAGCATTGCACGAGCTGAACCAGCGTCCTCCACCCTTGTTTTCGGTGGCTTCTCGCCTTCTTGCAAGTCTTTCAGTCCGTATGTAATCATATTTTAAGTGATGCAGATGCTTGAGTTAAGTCTTCAGTTTTTAACCAGCACCAATCTGGTCGAGCCTCCGTTGTCTCGGATTTTTCACCAGAAAGCAACACTTTTCTCTTTACATGAACGATTGCTTCATTCCTGCAACCACATACCCCACAAGTATAAAGGTTTTCATCTAAAGGTGTTGTCCTAGTCCCCCTAACTCTAGAGACTAGGTTTGTGATTTTTTGCATTACATTGCAACCAGCACAAAAGTTAGTTGTCATATTATTATAACAACGAGAACAAATCTCAGCCCTTCTATTAGCCTCCTCTTGGCTAACGAATACATCCTCTCCCTTAATCCCATCAAAAGCCATAGTGGACAAAGAGGTGATGCCCTTAATAATGCTTTCAGCGGATAGGAGTGGCCTAGTCCCCTTAGCTGGAGTTCCATCAGTATAGACGCACCACCCATGAGGCAACTGCCTACATAGCTGATCTTCTACACGCTCAATCCAATCACTAGGAAGGGGAATGCCATTATCCATGTAGTGGGCCTTAACTTTGGACAAAAGACCATCCCATGATAACTCACCATCAATCTTCATCCCTGTCTCTGGGACTGTGAAGCGATAGCGGTTCGGGGGAACCATATCGGTTTTAATTAGCTTCTGTCTGATCATTTTCAAGTAGTTGTTTGAAGTGTTCTAGCCCTGCATAAAAGCCTCCAAGGAAGGCATTCCTTGCATAGTCTTCATGTCCTTTTGCAGTTCCATGATTCGGTGAGTATGTTCTGATTGCGACTGTGTTGTACCAATCGGTAAATGTATCTTCTAGTTTTTTCATTTGTTTGAGTCTTTAAATGCGTTAATAACTTTTCCAAGTATATCACCAGCGTCATCTACTGCTTCTTCTGAAAGGTCTGGAAACCTAGCATGAAGAAACTCGTGGCAGATAACTTCTTCAAGTGATCGGCTGGATTTTGGATTGATGTGTATGGTCTTTGTCTCATAGACGCATAGCCCATCGTTCTTGTGTCCATTGGTAGTTCTGGTGTTTCCGTATCCGTACTTCCAATTACTGCCATTGATCTTAATGCTTCCAATCTTTTTAAAGGTCATCGTCTGAAGGAAACCATGACATACATCAATACTGACGCACTCATAGCTCCAATGATTAGTTGCTGGATTGTTGACATTGTTCGATAATGGAAAGCTCTTTATTCAAGCACCAGATCGCCTTCTTCAGATCTTCAACTTCCTTGTCTGGGTATTTCTTGCCAGCACGAAAGATGTATTTGATTGAATTGGCTCTCAGGTAATTGAGATGAGCAATCGTATCTACAAGCTCGCCACCGCTGGGAGCCTTGTAATGAGATGGACTATTAACTGGATCGTTCTCTTTCATCGCTTTGATAGTATCATTCCCCTTCTCTCGACAATAAACCTACCCATTTGATCTCGCACGACACGATGCTCAATGTTGCCCCTCACCATGTCCTGCAATACACGATCAAGCATGATCCTGTTGGTTTTGCTGTTCTCCTCGTAAGGGCCAGCAAGCCAAGAAAACTCTGGCTCAATATAAAACTCTTTTGTCAATTCTGTTTCGTTCATTTGATTATTTTGTAGTGGGGTATGGGGCATTGCCTTTTAGAGGCTTGAATCCTAAACATTTTCATTTCTGCTGTTCCTTCCTGCATAAGTCTTTCAATCATTACTTTGGTACTGCTCAGTCCTCTTGCCGTCATCTGAGAGATCTGTTTGGTTGTATAGAAGCCCTCTGGGACTTCATCCACATTCTTAGCCATTGATCGGGCAATGGCATCAGCCCATTCATTTGCGCTCATATTGGCAACCTCCATTCCTTATCGAACTCTCCACGAGTAAGAAGCCAAACTGCTGAATCATTACCAATAACCTCGCCAATAACCATGCCTTGTCGCCACCCGAAGGTTGCCCTACGGCAATTAGCATAGTCCATACTTCCCTGACGAGTAAGCGTTCCAACGCAGAACCCACTACTCTCCTTACTTGTTCTCCCTTCAGCCATTTGACTGCGATGGGTATGGGCGAATACAACCTTGCCACCATACATCTCTGCCATGTCCCTAGCGGCGTTTTCATTATAAATCGTGCCATGTGTAAAGGTGATGTCTGCCATCATCCACTTTTGGTAAATGCCAGTATACGGAATCCTCCTGCACTTGATACCAGCTAAATACTGATCAATGTGCTGGTCAACTGCTTCTGCACAGCAAGACACAATTGCGCTCTTGCTTGATTTAAGATGCTGAATCCTAACCTCGTGATTGCCATCTAAAGCTATGGTAGCCCCAATGTCCTTAAGGAATTGAAGCCCCCCATCAATGTCTGGACGAATAGGCTCTGACTCATCACTTGACCCTGCGGCTCCTTTCCTCATGGCGGCAGTATCAGCCCAATCACCTAGATGGATTACTTCTTCTGGCTTCCATGAATCCCTTGCCCTAATCACGGCATCTACAGCAGTAGGATCTACATACTTTCCATGAGAACAGCCCATGCCCAAAAAGCGGATGGGCTTTGTCCCTATATGAAATGGTTTAATTGCAGCTTGAATATCAATAGCTGTTTGATGAAGCTCTTGCCTTGTGGCATTTAAGGGGGCTTTCGCCCCCCTAGATTTAAGCTTCTTGCTCATTACTCGGAGGGTGTAATGGTTACAAGTTCAAACTTGCTTGGATCTTTCTTTGATGGGGCTACACCCACATCAACGATTACCCCCTCTTTGCCAAACTCTGTGGCGGCATCAAACAACTTCTCATCGAAGGTCATTGCCTCAATGATCTTACCGCTATCATTGAACTCAACCGCATACAGCGTCCAAACCTTCGGACTTCCTTCCTTGCTCTTGGCGGCAATCTTGGTATTTGTTGGAAGGACTCCCCTCCAAACCCCTGTAACTGCCCCTGCTGGACGCACAGATGGGTTCTTGTCCATTACCTTTGCTACTGCTGGACGAGCCTCTTCCCTCTTAACTGGCAGATGCTCATTGCCGTCAAGATCGTCTTCGGTCGCAAGCCCACAGACAGCCGCAAGTGAATAGCGACGAGCGTAAGAAATTGCTCCACCCACTCCCTGTGGCGACTGATCCTTCAAGGGGAGAAGGAGTGTCGTTGTTGTGGAGTACCCTGAGACATGGAGAATCGTTGTCTCCACTCCTGCGGTTCCATCCATAAACAAGGGGGCTTGAGTGATGGCAAGTCCATGCTTTAGAAGAACTGGGCGTGTTGCGTCCACGATTGCCTCTAGCGGTGCGTACTTGGACTTGAAGTATGGATTAGCCGCAGTCTTGGCGACATTGGACAATTCCCCGATAGCGGCAACAAGTGCCGATGAATATTCCTGCTGTGGTGTTGTTTCTGTTTTCATGTTGTTTTTGGTTGGTTGGTTTATCGTTCGTCGGCCTCAATCATTGAATCGTCAATGAATGAAATGGCTTCATCTAGAGTTTCACGGAGATCCTTCAAACTATCCATAAGGATTGCAAGTTTCTCCTCAAGTGACAATGGTTCTTTTTCCATAGTGATTAGCGGAAGATTTCCACTCCTGAGAATGTGATTGCGACTGCAATGCCGATTGCCGTCATCCAGAAGATGCGATTGATGCTATGGCCGATGAAGTGCCTCAGTTCAGCGATCTCCTCATTGTGAAGGGAGATGACTTCGTTCAGCTCGTCTATCTTAACAGCGTGATCATTGATAGCCTCTTCAAAGGTGATGAAGCTATTCTCATGCGCTTGCAATAGTTGGCCTAATTCTATATACTCCGATGCCTTCTCGTGAGGAAGCGGCTGGGTTGTTTTTGTCTTTTTGGTTTTTGTTGGTGTTGTCATAACGAGAAATGTTTTATGTGGAGATGATACGGATGTCGAGAATTATTTTGAAAAAAGATTCTCCATGATTCCATCAAGATAAACACTTGCGCTAGAGCCTTTGTATTCGTTGATGGCAGAGTTGATTGCGGCGATCAATGAGGATTGAGTGTTCTTGATTGCGACCATCCTGTGGTTCAACTCTTCCACTTCCCTTTCCAATACTCGTGCGTGTTCAAGTATGTTGATTGCAATACAACCTCCAACCATGAGAGCGTCTGTACGAGGTGTGGGATATTCAGTTGTCATAGCCCATCCTTTTATGTGGGAGAAATATCAATGGCAAGAAAAAAGAAACTCCCCTGCCTCATAGGAAGCAGGAGAGCGATTTCCCTTTACCCCAATCCGCGACCATTGCTGGCGGCAGTTGGTGAGGGGCTAAGATAGAATGGATGAAGTAGGGGGATCAAGATATTTTTTTAAAAGAGAAAAGAAATTATAGGCTTGACACATTTTCCCCCAGCCCTTAAGAATCTAATACTGCTCTTGCAGAGAGCTTCAAATTCGTCCTGTTACTTTTCTTAGATCTTTCGTTCTATTCAACCATCCATTTAAAAAAACTTTACTTTGAGGTCTATGGATTACGAGCCTCTTGTAGAAAGCTTCTTGTTCATTGATGAACTTCGATGGGTTATCACCAGAAAGTTTGAGTATCTTGTTTGCTCTGGATAGACCGCAATTCACACAGCAATTGAAGAAGATGAGATTCATAGGCCAATCCATGTCATCACAAGCGTACTTGATCCAATACTCATTCCAATAGATCTCACTCGCTTCGTCATACGTTAGATTCGCAATGTCCACATTCGGATGTGATCTGGCATCTATTCCGTACTTGGTTCCAACGAGCTTTCCGTCCCTGTAGTTCCCTGCATCGTCTTTATGTAGGCAGAGCTTTTTCCCCTCCCACTTGAACAAGAAAGGTATGATTACGTCCTTAAATAGTTTCGTCATCGAAGTTCTTTGGCTTCTGGATGTATTCAACAATCTCTTCCCTTACTTTTGCCACAGACGATACTACTTCTTGGACTTGGGTTGTTCCCATCTTCCAATCGTATACCATGCGACCAGTAACAAGAAAAATCACGATAGCCCCAGTAACATACAGGGTATTTGTTGTAATGGTGACAAATCCAGCCAAAGCCACCTCTGGAAGCGTGTATAGATGTTCAACTGCCCAACGCCAAGAGGCTTGAATTACTGCAATTCCGACGAGGGAAGCGACAAGCCTCTGAGATACTGCTTTGTTCAAGCGAGGAATTTCCATGAAGTCTTAATCCCGATGTATCCCACAACGCAAACGATGGAAACAATGGCAATACCCCTCCAGACCCAAAGTTCTTTCAAGGCTTTGATTTGCTTATTTTCCCAATACAGAGAATCGTTTTGAGCCTTCCTGAGAGCGACAGACTGATCTTCCACTTGAGTCTGATAGGTCGTAATTGCGTCAGAAAGCTCCTTAACGGCGGCATGACCTTCTGGGCGCACATATTGACGCACTTTCTCCACGCTCGTTTTAACGGCTACCACAGAGGGCGCAGTATAGGTTGGCTTCTCTTTATGGGCGCATCCAATAAGAAGTGTCGATGCCAATACAATAAGAAGTTTGTTCATTTGAGTAGCCTTTTGATGCCAGCATAGATTGCTATCAAACCAGCGCATAGAGAAACAAGCAGGGTTAGGTTTTGAAGCCAAACGTGGGTTGCGTCGAAGAAACTAATGACAAGAGAGACTAACGAAACAATTGCGCTTGTTGGGCCTACATCAGATTGTGAAATGTTATCGCTCATATTATTGGTTTGGTTTTTTTACTTTTGCTGGAGGCGTAGGCCAAACAGGGGTTCCTTCAAAGAGCGTGAGAGAAGAAAGAAATTCTTGATATTCTGACCAGTACGGATCGTTTAGCTTGTCGGAGTTAGTCAAGTAAACGCCATCAATGGTTTCACAATGTGAACAAAACCTGTTGTTGGACTTGGCGTTGATTTCGTCCAGTTCGCTTATTCTATCGGTTGGAATTACAAGCCAAGTTGTCATGATAGGGAAGAAAGTAAGGTGTTAATAATTGATCCATAGGCCGTAAGTTGTGCGCTATCAGCCAATGAAGTACCTAAAGAATAAAAAGCAATTCTTTTTATGCCAGTTGGGGGAGGGGCAATAAGAACATTCGTTGCTGATAAAAAAGCCATTAATGGGCCAGTTGGGTACTCAGATGATGCGCCAAATATTGCTTCTGAGTTTTCAAAAATATACTCAGTTAATCCACCATTGATATTATCTCCCGAAACGCCCATAAATCCTCTTCCTCCGTTGTTTAAATTCAATGTAGGCAATGCAGAGGCAAAATTGTTAAATGCGAGTTGCCAATTTGAACTGGGTATAGCACCATCTAAAGCAAATTTAAAACTATTGGCATCTGCTTCAGCTTGGTATATAGATCCAATAAGAAAATCGTTGGCAATATCATTGCGTGAATTATAAAGTAATGCGTGTCTATCATCTAATAAGTACGCTGGATTTCCATCAAATTCTCCCAAGGCGTTAAGAACCCCTGTGTCAATATACTTTGTTCCAATTACATTGAAACCTCCATCTTGGATAATCCCTGTAAGTCTATTGTAATCAGATGTCGTAAAGTTTACATTGGTTGGGGTTGTTCCAGAAATTGTCTTAAATGGTGTGAATGCTCCTGTTAGCGGATTAGCTCCACTAATTCCAACAAAGAAACAACCTTGTGATATTTTATCCCAAATGTTATTTGATTTTAATGCTAAGAATGCAGTATTAAATGCCGTCTTGTTTGTTGGTGTAATCGTGTTTCCAGTTGCCTCTACTGCGTTAAACCAAGCTAAAGCGTCTGGATCAGAAGAAGGGCCAGATGCACCGATAAACGGATAATTTATACTAGCCTTCAGAGCGAGGCTTGGCATGACCTAGGTTGTGTAAGCTACTACGGACGTTCCAGCACCAGTTGTGAAGCTGGTAGTATTTCCGTAAAGGACAAAACCAGCAGGGAATGTAACGCCAGTTATGGTTCCAGTAATGTTGCCAACATAGGCAGTAAGCGTTCCGCTAGTTACAAACTGAAGTGCGTAAAAAGTGCCAGATCCAGAAGCGGTGGTGGCAGGGACAATCTTACCTCCGTTAGCTCCAGAGTTGTGATCGGATACATTCAAAACACCATCAACGGCTTCTAGAATCTTACATTGCGTAATTAATTCTCCGTCTGCTGGATTAGATGATACAGGTTGAAATGTTGTCATACAATTGAATTAATATCTTTTATTGAATAGGTAGGCAAGTGATATTGCAATATACACGACTGCTCCGACAATTTTATCCTCTGAGCTAATGCCATACTTAACGATCTTTGTCCTCACTTCGTTGTAGGCAATCTGCATTGTAATAGGCCCGATATACTGGCTATCTGAATGCAATAATACGCAAGCCTTGGCTAGTGGGTAGATTTTGATTAGAAACCGAATATCGCTGAGTGGCTTCATTAGGCTTCAGTAATCGTGCAACACTCTGCTGGAATCCAACTCACTTCTCCGTAGCTTGGGAAGATGGCGTTATAGAACTGCTTGCCGTCCGTGTATGGGGAGCCTGTCACTTCTCCAACCTCGCCTTGAACCAGACCAGCAATTCGGTCGTAGAGTTCGTTGCCTGTGGTTTTGAGAACGATATTAAACATAGGATAAATTCACAAGGACTGCTCCAGCTACAACTGCCGTGTTGTCTAGGAGGGGCGCATTATGCGTTATTGCATAGGCGATTCCTGTTGAAAATCTAAGACCAGCGAATGACGTAGAAACATCCAGCGTCGATCCTGCCGCAATAGGAAACTGAATTACTGGAGTTGAAGTTCCCACCGTCGGGGCAACTGCCAAGTTGAAGAATTTTACATATTGGAATTGGCTGTGTGTGTTAGTCAGAACACAGGTTCCTATAGTCCCAGCCGATGCCTTCACGCTTGTTGCGTTGGTCGATTCCGCTGAAACTAGCGTGTGGTATAAAGAAAAGCCAATACTTGAGGATTGGGTAGGGATAACCTGAGGTATTCCAGAAAGCGTCACCGTCTGATACAACTTAGGCGTAGCCTGTTGCGAGGCGTAGGCGACGATGGTTATCGTTCCAGAGGTTTGATTTCCTGCCGATATCATTCTGAAATTCCTCGCACCAAAAACAGAAACATTGCCGATTACTCCTGCGGTAATAGCCCCAGTTGCTGAAATAGTGCCGCCAGTATTTATAACTTGTGCGGCTATCCAGTTCGTCCCATCATTAGAAATCTGTGCTACAGGGGCAGTTGCTCCAACACCTATAGCAATTACGTGAACTGAAACTTCCCTAAACTGACTGCAATCAATCGGCCCGATGATTACAGTTCCAGCGGAAACCGCACCAGTTGCGGTGTAGTTAAATACCTGAGTAGCGGCGTTATTCGCCTCTACAGGAACCCTTCCGTTTGAGAGCGCAGGGAGTTTGCCATCAATCGAAACGGCCTCATTCTTAATAGTTGCCGTATCTGCGGCAGTCGTTGTAAGGATGCCATTCGTCGTTGCTAACGCATTCTCAATGTCTGCAAGATCAGCATCAATACTAGCCTCAACATTAACCTTTAGCTCACCAGCGGCATTAACATTTAGAGGAACCCTAGTTACGCCATCAGCACCTACCGCCACATCTGAGTCTCCACCGCCACCACCTCCAGTTGAGACTGCCTCTAGAATCTTACAAAGGGTGATTAACTCACCATCTGTCGGATTGGAATTAACTGGTTGAAAGTTAGACAAGGTAAGTTCCCCTGTGGTTAAAGATTAAACCATCTCCTCTTCTACCATCTCCTCTTCATCTTCTACCATCTCGTCCTCACTCTCCATAGCCGCAATCTCTTCCTTCATTGCGTCTTTAGCCTTCTTGGGCTTGTCGGACTTGGAGGCAATAGGAGTTTCATCCTGACCAATGGCGATGATGTGGATCTTGCCGTCTGCAATCTTGAACTTGGCGATCTCTGAGAACTCTGCTCCCTCTTTAACACCATCTGGTGCGGTGAATCCTTTAGGAATAGTAAATGATGCGGTCATAATGTGAATTGTTACTTCGTAATGCTTTGTTGGTCAATGGTAAAAAGAAAAGCCCCCAAGGATTTCTCCAAGGGGGCTATCTTTGATTAGCTAGTTCCTATTAGGAATTCACGCAAGCAACGCTACCGAAGTCGTTAGCGCAACGCTTGTGAAGGATAACCCTTCCAAGGTAAGGAGCCAGAGGGCGACTGCCGCTTGTGAACACTCCCATCCAGCGACCGATCTTTCCAAGAGGATTGGAAAGCGCATGACGGATGTTCAGCCAGAAGAACTGACCAGAGTAGTAGTAAGGATAATCATCGAAGCTTGCGCCAGCGATGTTTGGCCCGACCTGTTGGACTGCCTCCTCATACACATCTGGATGGAAGATGTATGCGGCCTCGTATGGAGCGTTGTTATACGCTGGATTTGCCTCCCACTTGAACCCTGTGGTCGTGCTGGACTGCACGAATGGGTAGATCTGGGTGTACGTTCCACCAGAATAGGTGAAGCGAGGAACCTCAAGATCAATCATGTGGTAGAACCCACCGAACGAACGCTCAACACCAAGAGGAGCGATAAGCTCACTAGGAGTTGCATAGCGGATGTCCTGACGAAGCTCTGCGTTGTTACGGATGAGCGCACGACTTGTCTCAGGGCTGGTGATCAGTCCAAGGACAGGAACACCGTTCTCTTTACCAAGTGCATTGTGACCAGCACCATCACGAATCAGACGAACACGAAGCTCATCAAGCTGATCCTGTGCCAACTGGAAGGTTGGAACTGGAACGGCATTCAGAGTTGCGTACTCGGTGTTGTAACCAGCCTGTACCTTGGAAACAAGGCGCAGATACTCGCTACGACGGCGATTGTCGAGGACGGTCTTCGTAAGCTGAGTGAGCTGAGTAACAGTCTTGGCGATCTGGGACTCAATCTCAAACGAAGTCTTCAGATCGTCCAAGCAGATGCAAGGGGTCTGATAACTGCGGCTCTGAAGATTCCAGCTACGGACAGTCTGACCGAAGTCAAGATCTGAAGGAGAAGGAACGCAACCATTGCTGGCAGTTCCGTCGGAAACTCCAACGTTCGTCCAAGCATTTTCAAAATCACCAGAAAGCACACGCTCAACTGTGATCTCATTAAGAGTCGTACCCATTCCTTGAGGGAATTTGCCGACACGGACTAGACGACCCCAAGGGCCATCAACGGAATAACGCTCGTGAACGTCAACGGAGAACCTGTTCGTCTCCCTTTGAAAAAGATCGTTCACTGTGGAACATGAGATTGGCATAATATAATATAATTAAATTGTTTGTTTGTGACTCGGCGTAATGCTTTGTCTGTCTTTTTTTTGGATCGGGCTAGGCTCCATAATTAACGCCCAATTTTTGAGTGGTGGCTATCCCCTCGCCAGTTCGACTGGTTTCAGCTAACTCGCCTTTTACATCTTAACTAATCTATCAGTCAACGAGAAAAATACTTTTCTCTCAATAATTTTGACATTTTACTTGTTAACTCGCCCCTACTTTTCAGTAATTGATATTCTTGTCTGTAGAAAAATTGGTTAATGGCGTTTATTTGCCTTTGATCTACTGGGTACGAAGGATGCAAATTACCAACTATAAATTGAATATTTACAAACCTTCTAGCCATCTTCCTTGCCGACCAGCCATCTTTAGATGGTGCTGTTAATATAGAATATGCGTTGCCAGAGTATTTTGCTTCAATCTGTCTTTTATGCTCATCTGTTAGCATGGAGTATAAAACCTCAACCGTGCATCCCTTCCGTTTGGCCTTTTGCTGTTTGGTTGCCTTTTCCATTGCATGAATTGCCGTATGACATTCCCTGCATAAGACTTGCAAATCCTCCATTAACTCATTGCCTCCAACTCTCTCATAGGTCAAATGATGCACATCTGTTCCATGTTCTCCGCATTTGGCGCAAATCTCGCCAAATTGTTCCAAGACTCGCCTTCTTATCCCCTTCCATAAGGGAGATTGAAGGTAAGCCCTATGGGTTAATTGTCTGTCTGTTAGGTGATCTCGCATCAATCAAAATCTTTATCTTCTCTAAAGCATCTATAGTGATTTGGTTTCCAGCAAGCTTAATAATGACCCATCCGCCAAAAATTGCCTCATTCGACTTTTCATAGTCTTGGGAAATTCCATATCCACGACCATGCCTTCCACCATTCCAGATTCCTCCTTGAATTTCAATACCAACCTTAGAATCTAAATGTGCAAAATCCAGCCTCCATTTACGTGTCTCATGGAACCTATGCTCCTCAACCAACTCAATTTTACTTATCGTTGACCAAAGAAGCCGAAACTTGTTTTCTAGTACGCTTGACTGACTTGGCTTTTTTGGAAGCAAAGAGCTTGGCACATGAGGCTTTGGTGAGGATGCCTTCTTGGATGAGGCTTTGGATGAGGTCTTTCTTGGCTTTCGGGTTGGTTTTTGCATAATGAATTACTTCTTTAATTGTGTCTATTGGTTGATATTCCCTAAAAATCATATCCCTTGTCTCGGCATATAGATTGATAGGTTCCTTTGTTTCATGAGGCTTCTGTGTAACCAGCACAGCACCCATTGCAGGATCTCCCTGCACATCATTCGGAATTACGCCATCAAACATTAACACGCCCAATTTATCTGGATGGTATATTACGGCAAGTGGATCTACTAGATCTGGAGTAACCACATCCCTACGCCACTTAGCAGTTGGAACCCAATCATGCTGGATGAGCTTAGTCTCGTGCATTTGGTGAATAACATTGGACGCACTAGCAATATCCCAAGCAGTTTTTTCGTTATTGAAGATGGATGGGGCTAGACGATGTAGATCCCAATGATACACTCCCACGCCACTCATATGATTCACGCCATTAGGCATAATGCCAGCAATCTCCACCAAAGCACCCATAAACGGCTTCCTAGCGGCATTGTAGGCATTTTCAATATCGTCCACCCAAGATGCTTTAAGTGGAATTGCATCTGGCTCCATCCAGAGGAAAGGTTGCTTGAGAGTTGAGGATGCCAACCAAGCTACGGACTCAAAGGCCATGTTGCAGGACTGAGGCCAACCACCATAGGCATGATCGCAAGGCTCAATGATAACTTCTCCAAAGCAAAGCATTAACGGCCCTAGAACTCCATCTGTCGTTGATTTCCTAATAGGAACCAAGACTAGCTTATGTTCTTTGTAAATACCCAATTGGCAAACATGGTTTGCCCAACGGCGCATAAGGGGAAGATCCCCATCGTGGTAAGAGATGGCAACAATCATTTCAGTTCGTGCGTTGTAATACGACTATACCATCATGTCAACATTAAACAGGAATGAATTCTTGCTGGCGTTGCCTTAAGTGTCCGTAATATTCTGGAGCCTGTTCGTGCCAAGCAACGTGATGGATGACCTTATCACCATGCCTCTTAATGTGATCGCAAGCAATATGAGGAACGCAAGCTATCCTTAGTCCTGCTGGATGCCATTTGCTCCAACACAGAAATAGGTCTTGAGTGCCTTTGCCTAAGTATCCTGTAAAATCAGACAATGCTAGTGCCTTCTTTGATAATAAGGTGCAACCAAGCCCACACCAATCAGACGGAACTATTGAACCAAGGCCAATAGCAGGATAGGCAAACTCCATCCATCCCCTACGTCTCCATCCGTGTTTTGCGGTGACTTCCCAGATATTGCCATCTGGTGGTGATTTTTTAACCATCTCTCGGAGCCTAGCCATTCTTTTCCCTTCCTTTTCTGCCGTGGATCTTTCTTTAGCCTCCTTTAGCCGCTTCTCGCATTCCTCTAAACAAAGCTTGAGCCTTGGCTTAAGTATCCTTTCACTAGCAAGGAAGTCCTCCGCTATCTGAGCCGTCGGAGTTCCAAACCCACCAAGGAACAAGCCATTGGGGTAAGTGGCGGCGGCTATGCTATAATAGGAGTCTCCTTGAGCATCTGGCATCTGGAGCGTCCATTCAAGCACCCGAAGGGCATTGGCTGTCGGGATGGTATCGCTCTCTACGCTCCAACAGGCATCAGCCTTAATGCGCCTAGCAAACTCAAATGCGGCTCCTTGTAGTTGAGCTATCCTAATCTGAGCAGATTCCTTATAGTCTTTCTCGTCTTCCGTTATGGGCAAACGGATTGCCGTGACCTTCCATCCTTCGGGAAGTCTGCCTTTGGCTAGTTCTTCCGCTTTCTTTGATTCGTCGCTATTATCAGTAGCGAAGATGAAGTGAGCTTCGGCATGATGAGCCGCTGAAGCTGATATGGCTCTAATGAGTTGAGGCCAGCAATGAAGATATGACTTCGTTGCCGCAGTTACTATTGCAAGCATCCTTTAATAGTTTCCAAACAAAAACCTTATGGCAAGAAGAAATTAAAATGCACCAAGAACGCCATTAAACTCAGCCACAAGATTCTGCGTTCCCCAAGCTACATAAACATCAGAGTTAGGGCTTCCTATGGTAAGATTGGCTGTTTTGGGAAATGATTTATAGGGGTGAGCTAAATATTGGTTATTGGCTCCAAATGCCACATCTCCAAAAACATAGTCCCCAGCCCATCGGTTAATAGTTCCTGCTACATAATAAAAAATATTCCCATTGCTGTCTCCAACTATTTCCCATGACAATGCGGTGTTTGCTTCCATTCCGTTAAAATAGCTTGCTGAAGAACTGGCAGGAAATAGTCCAGTAGTATAACTTGTTACGCCAAGCAAACCACCAAAAGAAATATTCAAGGTTCCAGTAGTCATTCCCCTATCGGTTGATACAAATGTAGTATATGCAGAAGAATTAGAAGAGTTGCTATTTATGATATAACTAGCACTATTTCGAGTGCTGTATGTGTTAGACGAATCCGACCCTGACCCTATAGTGGTAGTGGGATCATAAAACGTCATGCTATTGCTGTTTAGTGCGTATTCTCCAAAAGGAACTGTGTAAATTGGGTATGTGGAAAAAAGTCCGTAAGAAGTTCTCTCGTGTGGCATTAACACGGGAATGTTTTGCCTAAGAAATGGGGCATCCATAAATGTTGAATAATAATGATCATAGTTAGCCCTAAAAACAAAAAGCTCCCTAGAGTCCATGTCATTACGTCTTGCTTCACTTACATCTATGCCCTCTGGTATTTGAGCCGCTGGTAATAACAAATGACTATTAAATTCAATGATATTGGTTTCGAATCGTATGCTTTTAGGTACTGTTACCTGAGATGTAATATTTGAAAGCCCATTGTAAAAAGTTGTAAATGTGGGATCAGCATATAAATAGGTATACGGAACTTGCACTGTGCTAGTTCCAATAATAACTGCCGCAGTTGTGCTTTCTACTGAAAGGCTATTAACTCCAAACGAATTAAAATAATCAAATCCATTTGTTTCGTTAGGAACTGCAAAATAAGTTCCTTCTGTTGTGCAAGTGTAAACTTGCGCTCCACCTTGATAGATTTGAGCAAATGTTGGCTCAACATATGTGGTTGCGGATGCTGTTGTAGTATAGTCAGGTGGAACGTAATATCCGTAAGATGTAAATGATGTTGATATGCCCAAAACTGTGCTTGTAGCAGAACTCAATCCATTAACATTTCCTGTGTATTCTGCTGGTACAATAGTGAATGAACCAAATGCAGTAGGAGGTGTAGATCCTTCTGGGTATGGCCCAGTTTGGGAGTATGCTTTTTCTCCAGCAATAAAGGAATATGAAAATGAACGATTAGTATCATTGGCAATAAATACGCTAGTAACTTCCGTATTAAATCCAAAATAAAAACTATTAGAGGTGTTTGGTATTTCAAACAATACTGTTTGCGTTCCAGCCTCGGAATCGTAATACGCACCAGATGAGGAAAACGTATTAACGTAAGTTGATCCCTCTCTCAAAAATATCTGAGCGTTCCCCATAAAAACTCAGGCAATCGTCCAAACGTAGTGATTAATTAATGTGCCACTACCAGAATCTATTGAAGTGTAAACAACCGATGATGTGGCGTTCACCCAATTCCTTCCAAGTAGATTATAAGTGACTCCATCTACAATTACGCCCATTGGAATAACAAATGAAGCAGGAGGGAAATTAGCAGTCGGAGCTTGCCCAGTAAACGGAGAGCTTCCAACGGAAATACTTGCTGACTGTATGGTTCCACTACTTGAAGTAACATCAATACCTATGTAAGTTGTTCCAGCCACACTCCCCCCCAAATTGAAAGTGGTAAACATATTAGATGGAATTATTCCATTTACAGACCCAGCAGCAATAGACATTTGATATGCGTCATTAATGTATCTTAAGGTAATGCCAAACGGAAGTAATGAGCTTACATCTCCAACTGAAGAATAAATATTTCTATCTGACCGCAACCTAATTTTATTCGGCCTAGTCGGGGCAAATGAACCTTCCCTTCCAAATCCTCCTATGTGCGTAGGCTTGGATTGAGGGATAGGCCCAAAGCCCATAAAGTCTGTCTTAATTTCAGAAGACTCCATGTTATTTCAATAAAACGTACTGCTGGGCAATTCTCCAAATATTTGCCTTCCAATAATCAACCTCATAGGCAATTAACTGATATGTTCCAACTAGCCCTAAATATTGAGTAGCTGTCGTGGAAGACACAGGAACATTATACGTTTCTTCATGTACGCCATATCTATTGGATGTGGCATTGTTGAATCCAGTATTAACGTATAGAAGGAACCCACTATCTGTTAAGCAATTCGGAATATCAATACTAAAGAAAAATCCGCTATAGATAACATGAATAGATAAAGGGTCAAACAATGTTAATGAAGGCTGTGATGGTTGATTATATTGGTATGAAGTTACATACTTAAATGTAGTCTGGTAGCTTCTCTCGGCCCTCATTACAGGAGTCACGTTAAATTGCAACTGCCCATCTGGAAAGTTAAAGAAGCTTGTCTCAAATCCAGTTAATAGATTGGGAGACGCATATGCCCCTGTTTTATATTCAGTCCTTGTTGCTGGAAGAGACGAAATAGACGATCTGATTCTAATGGACTGCCAAGCATTTAAAGGTTCGTCCTTATAGGCAATCATTCCATTTGTCGGGCTGAGTGGAGCCGTACCCTCTGCAATTAATTCTTTGGTGGTCTGAACAACCAAGCCCAAGTCGGCATCATACTGATACCCATCTAAAACCTCTGTTGAATCATACTCAACCTTATCCAACGTGGATTTGACTGCATCCGCTATGGAGATTGCAGACTTAATCGTATTGGTATTTGGCGTTGCAATGGAAGTTCCAGCAACAACAACTTGCTTGGATTCTGTAGCAATACCAAACTCCGCCATAACCTTCCCCTCAATAACGGCACTTGGAATAGTCTCATACACCCTCTGCACTTGCACATAGCGAGAACGCAATGGGTTATCATCTGGCAACTCTGCCATCTGCTGTTGGGAAATGATTGCATTACCGCCAAATACTGGGTCAACTGCTCCTAATGCAACAGGGGCGTAGTCTTCACGAGGAGTGATATACGTCCTTGTGATGATCTTAAAGTTAGGGTGATTGAGGCTATACTGAAGCCCATAGTTCCAAGGGTCTTGGCTTGCTAGGGTGCGATCATTAGCCCAGTAGTTAAAAACAAACTTGCCAGTTGGTTCATTTTGCTGGAATACCAGATAAAGATTCTCAGGCCAATCGTTGGCATCTCTTCCAGCATAAATAACACTACCATCTAGCGGCTGGGGATTGTAATTGCCCTTCTCAATGCTAACCTTCTCAACAAGGATGATATGACCATCCCTTGTGTAGTAGTCTGGTACTACAGGAGTGGGATACTGGGCTACGCCAACCTCTAAAGCTGGATCTGGGAAAGTTGGTCTGTTTATAGTTGCCATTATTTTTCTGGTACTCCCTTTCTGCTATATTCTTCTGGTTGACCTAATGCTGGAACCGCTAACAGTAATGCTTGCGGTATATTTTCTGGGGCACGAGGATTTGGTTTTGGTGAAACAAAGGAGTCGTAAACACTTTTCCAGTTATTCCAATCAACAGGCTCCTCAAGATCAGACATATTTGCAAAATGTTGAATAATGTTTGGAATGTATGGTCTTGCGTAAATCTCAGCAAGGGTAATTGGAATTCTCTCACCAGACTCAGCGATTTTTGGTACTGTGAACATGGCCTTAACAAAGGGAGCTTCTTCAAGTATTCCCTTCCCAGTTAATAGCATTCCAAGGGCAATAGTTTGTGCATTCTCAACAAGATTCTCATCATCTGGAAGATGGTTTTTAAGATAACGAGTTAATGTTGCTCCAATTTGCAAACACGCAAAGGCTGGATTTTCCAACAAATATCTAGGAAAACTACCAATTGATCCATATTCTTTTTCTCCCTTTTCTTCACCTTTTATATAAATGCCGCCAATGTCCTCTTCGCAGATTGCCCCAATTATAAACATCAACGCACCAACGGAACCATTTTTAAGCTGACGCATAATGAGTTCAGCCTCGTATGGAGAAACATTTTCTAACCCCTTGTTGACAGCCCTGAGTAATCTTACAGATCCAGTAATAGCTCCAAACTGATATTCAAATACTTGTTTTACGATATTTGTGGGAATTTTAACGATGGGAAGCGTTTGCTCTAACGCAAATGCCAGACCAGTTCCCCATCCTCCACCCTTTTGTTTTCCAAATCTAATTGCATCATTGTAAATTTTAGTAACTGCGTTGTCTTCCTTGAAAATGGAACGATTAGCATATTTAAAAGCTTCAATCTCAGCTTGGTCTTTTACGAACTGATCTTTTGGATTCTGTCCATTGCGTTCAGCCCAATTTAAATACCTTTCAAATGCAAAGTTGTAATTTGCAACCCTAGTAGGATTTTTAACTGCTTCATGAATCCTGCCGAAAGCACCGAGCCACATATTGTCTGGAATATCTACATCCTTGCCAAACTTAATATCAATCATTGAGCCTCTGTTAAAGACAATGCCTCCAAATTCCTTGCTTCCAGAAATAAAGCCCCCATAATAATTAGCAACATCTCCTGCGAAATCAGTTGCCCTTCCTCCTTCAATTGGGGCGAGATCAGCAATCCTATCAATAAGAGGAATCGCTCTTAAGGCATATCCTGCCCCTTCTGTAATTGGCCTAACAATGGCGATTTCTGTACTTGCGGCGGCAAGTTTTAAAATGGATTTTATTCCAGATAAAATAGCAAATCTTTTGACTTGATTAATAGTGTCAAGCCCACGCTGGAATGGAGTCATGCCTTCACGCTCGGCCTTTCTCTTCTCTTGCTCCCACTCACGCTTGAGTTTATCGACCCTGTTAAGCTTTTCTTGCACCTCTTTAGTTAAAACCTTCTTAATTGAAACTCTCTTAGGGGCAAAGTCTTTCTCCACAATTCGACGCTCAAGATCTGCGGCAGTTCTATCCAGACTTGCCAGATGTGCCTTGATTGCATTTTCCTGCAACTGCTGTTTCTTTTGTGGGGAATCTTTTAATTGGCTTCTGAGTTCTCCAAGCTTAACTCGCAATGCATTTAATGCTTCAGTTTCTACTGTTGCCTTTTTATTAGACTTTTTTACTTCTCCAGCAATCTCTTTCTCTACTTGATCGATCTGCCTTTTAACTACCGCTTCCTTCTTTGCCTCTTCATGCAGAGTCCTAACTCCATCAAGTGCATTACGATAGCTTTCAATTGACTTGAGGTTAGCCTTGGCTAGTTTGATATTCTTATTTGTGACTTTATCACGATCAAATTCCTTGCGTCCCTTTTTAGCAAGCTCCTTGTCCTGCAACACAGTAAGTTTCTCAATCTCATGGGCTTCCTCCAGACGAATAGCCCTCAGTAGAGAAGATAGATTCTTCCCCACATCAGATTTACCCTCCTTCAGATCTTTCTGGATCTGCTCTAGGTCACTATAAGCTCTTTGAGCTTCTTCACTCGCACGGACGCAACTCATTATTTTTTAGATCTCCCATAAGTTTAGATATTCTGGTCATCATGATCTCAGTCAAGTCTTGAATCTGAGGCTCTAACTCTTTCACATCAACCCTGTTGCGTTCAAGTAGTTTCGCAATTTTAAGATCACGCTCCTTTTGACTCTTAGCCTTCATAGCTATTGCTAGATCTTTTTCAAAGTCAGCCCTGCGCCTTCCTAGCGTTCTAAGAGATCCAAAAGCACCACTCTTAGTTGTCTGACCAAAGATTCCGTTTCCAGCAAGGGCATCCTTGGTGGTGTTCTCATTCCACTCCTTGCCCATGATGTCCTTAATCCTCTCATGCACTTCTTTAGAGACAACTGCTACATCCGTAGTGTTTAGCTTCTCGGAGATGGCCCTAGCCAATCCTCGTATCGCTACGCCCCTATTCATGGAGTCTCCATCTGCCGTTTCAATCTCCATTGTGTATTGACTGATCTGCTCATCCACGGATAGGTCAGTAATCCTCTCCCCAGCTTGACGATCCTTCTTTGCGGTTTCAAGGAAATCAGAGATGGATTTGTCAGCCTCTAGGATCTTGGCTTCCTGCAGGGCTTCATCACGAACCTTTAGGGCATCAACCAATGCTTTGCTCTGTTCACGGATCTTAGTTAGCTCTGCGTCAGAAAGTCTTGTTTCAGCCTTTCCATCAATTTTAGTATAAGTTTTTTTTGCGGCCTTATACTGATTGATCATGGAGGTCACATTGAAATTAGCCCTATTGATCAACTTGACGGCATTCAAAGACAGCCCAGAAGCAGATGCAGTCCTAGATTCGATCTCCAGCAACTCGTTCAAATCCCTGCTTGCTTGCTCATACTCTTGATTATACTTCTTTTGCTCAACCCTATCGGTAGCGGATGCCAGCAATCTAGTCTTTTGGTCTAGGGTATGCAGGGCATCTAGGGTTGCATAACGCAAGGTTGCTTTCTCTACTGGTGTTAATGCACGAGGTCTCGTCCTGAGTTGAGAGATTAGAGATGGGATGGTTGCAGTATTAGCATTAATTTGCAACATGGCCTCTTTCCACACATTCCCCCACTTTTCGGCCTCCTGCTTCATAATGGGTTCAAATCCAAGACCCTCTCGTAGCTGATCAATGTTCTGATTGGTTAAATCAATGTCTTCTGGACGCTTTGATTTAGATAACTCCTCAATCTCAGCCGCGCTCTTCCCTGACCATAGCTCTGGGAAATCAATAATGTCTGCTGGATTCTTTCCAAAGCTCTTGGCATAGGCATTAAGACCTTCCGACTCTTGGAAGATGCTCTTTAGTTGGCTTTCCGTGAATTGGCCTCCTTTTTTAAGGCCACTTAGGAAGGCTGACTTCCACTTATCAAAAGTGACTTCTCCCTTAATAGACTCATGGGCTTGCGTTCCTTTAACTAAAGTGTCTTGAAATGCCTTCTTATCTCCAAACTCCGATGGTCTAGCCGCACCCATAGAGAACTCTGGTGCTTTGAATGCAGGAAACTCATCCAGAGACACACGATTGCTATGCAGATCAAGCCCTAGTTGTTTGTCGGCCTCTCGTCCAGCCACATCTATTTGCTTACTGATAGCTCCAACTTGCTCCGCTTCTCTGCGAGTAACAAATGGATTAGAATCTGTCTTGTAGCCAAACTCAGGAGATTCCCTCTGACTAGGGTTGCCGTACTTGGATTGAACATCCTTCCAAGACATACCAGACGCAAGCAATGCCTCCTTGTGGTTGGCTCCATAGAAAGGTTGACCATCACTTGGTCGTTTATACGCCGCCGCTAGTAACCTATTGCCTTTAGGCTTCTTAGGTAGTGGCTTTTCCTTCTTGGGGGTGGCCCTAGGCTTGCCATTGTCTAGGGAAGTAACAACAGGCTTTTGTTTTGCCTCTGCCCTTAGCTGTTTGTTTCTAGCGATAGCTTCCTTGCGAGCATCATTTATAGCCTTGTTTCTTGCCTTGGTTTCTGGGATTAGCTTTGAATCCTCAAGCTTCTTATTAAGAAAGGCATCCACTTCTTCTGTAGTTTTGGCTTCCTGCAGGGAATTTGGAACAACTGAAGTAGGTTCTTTAGCTGGAGTTACTTCAATAGGTTTAGTATATTTTTTAGCTAATGCGTTTAACGCATCAAGCCTTTGTTCTTTTGGAAGTGCGCTAATTCCAGCAAATTCATTAGCAAAAGGCCGAAATTCATCAATAGTTGTTATACCTCCAAGTTCTCTCAACCTTTTTGCCGCAGTTAAAACTGCACTAGGTTTTCCATTTTCTGTAACCTCTCCTGCTGTAACTTTATCCCAAAGCATTTTGAATAAAGCATCATTTACACCACCACCGAAACCCCCCAATCCTTGTTTTATATCTCCAGCAGGAGTAGTTGGCTCTGTAGGGGCTACTTCTTCTTGACCTTTACCTTGCCGCTGTGCAGTTCCTTCTTCAGTTTGGATTGCTGTTGTTTCGATAAGGGGCTTCCCTTGCTCAGTAGATACCCCACTTGTTTCTTGGATTTGCTCTTCATTTTGTTGTGTTTTGTTTTTTGCGGCTTCCTTTCTAGCCGTTTCTGCTTCTAAAGTTTTACCAGTATCAAGAAGCTCTTGGTTCTTCTGGATCTCATTCTCTAACCTAGTCTTACGCTTTGCCTCCCTCTGGTTTAAGGTTTCCTTGGCAGAAAGGGACTCCAATTCCGTAGTGGCATCAGCAATCTTAGATTGAATGATTTCCTCTGAAGAATATGTGGGCTTCCTAACGCTCACTCCATATCCAGTAGCAAGCTCTTCTGTGGAAGGAACCCTGCGTAGGAAGTCCAACTCAGTTGCCTCTTCTGTCGTAAGCTCTTCTTCTGGTTTAGCTTTAAGTTCATTGAGCCTGCGAGTGGTATCCTCAAGAAGTTGAGTCTCGCTTGAATACCTCACCTTTGGTTGGGCAGTTGCTGGTTCTTCAATGACCGCCGCAGTCTCAGGCAAGCCAACCTCTGCAACTCTTTTCCCTACATTTCTAGTATTACCCCCCATTGCTCCAAGCAATCCCATAGGGGCTGATTGAGCCAATTGCATAGCGGCAGTTTCAAAATTCCCTTCAATAATGTTTTCAGAAATAGTTGGTTGAACATTCTCGTTATCACCAAAAGCCCTCTCATATGAATTTTTTGCGGCCTGAACTAATTCTCCCTGTGCAACAGCAAGGGGAGTGGCTTGCAAAACTTTACTGGCAGTACGAGCCAACACACTCTTTAAGCCAGAACTTACATTCATTGGCAATGCGGCTCCAAGCTCTGTTTCAAACAATGTCTTCATCCCTTCAGCTAAAGCAGATGAATCATCTTCCCCCTCCTCTTTTGCTTTGGTAATTGCCTCGTTAGAGGCAATTAGAGATGGGGCAGTAAATGCCTTCATGCCATGAATAGCCTGTTCAGCGATTGCTTTTATTGCTGGGGTTTCGGCAATTGCCCCTGCACCCCTAGCTAAAGCGGATTCACCTCCACTCATTCCAGCTAAAACTAAGTCTCCCAGCATATGACCAGCACCAAAGACGAACTGGTTAAGAGGCTTTTTAGCCTCATCGGGCGACATCCTGCTTCCTGCTATCTGATCGGCATAATACTTGTCGCCTTTCTCTAGGATATTTTTTCTTACTCCCTCAGTATAAGAGTTTTTGCCCAAAATGGCATCTGCAACTTCCACGTTGGCAGAAATAATGTTCTTTGAAAGATCCCATATGTAGCGGCCCAATTCACTAGACATGGTTCCAAGACCTTTATACCCAGATAATCCAGCTTCATATGCTGAACCCAATAAGGTTTCTTGATCCTGTTTGGGGGGTTGAACCCCAAACGCCCCACCTACTTGCGCTTCGTTCCCCGAAGGGACTTGGCCTCGTAGCCCTTGCCATGTTTCTTGCCCTTGACTTCCTTCTGTGGCTTGTTTTGTTTCTGCACGATTCTCACCTCCTATTTGAAATTGAGCACCAATGCTTAGATCGGGGTTGACGTTCCCGATAAGCTGTTCTTGCCCTTTAGACTCTGGCAACTGCACTTCGCTGGGCTGTAGCCCTGCTTCATTGGCAGATTGGACTTGTTTGTTGCCTTGGAGTTGTTCATTGCTATCCGTGTTGGCTTCTGGCTGACTTTGTTTGTTGACTTCATTTGGTATTACACCTCCTTTTGTTGATATTACTTCAAATGGCTGATTAGGGTCAAATGATGCTTTTTGTGTTGGAGTATCAATAACCTCAAATGGTTGATTGGGATCGAATGGCATTAGTCAACTTGGATGTAACTTCCATTGCGATATTCATAGGTTACGCCCTTCTGCTTAACTCTAGTCCCTTCACTTGGTTGTTGAGTAGGAGTTGTAGCTTGAGTTTCAGTTTGTGGCAAGGATGTTGGTGAGGAAGATGGAATAAATGCTGTGCCTCCCTGCATTCCAACTCCAGATTGGCTAGATTGTGCATTGGTCTTGCGCTTTTCTTCCTCTTCTGCATAAATGGGATAAGGAATAGTCTTTCCTCCCTTTAATTTGGAATCCCTTCTGTCTTTGAACATGATTTGATCGCCATCTTCGGCCTCAACAAACTTTCCATTTACCATGTTCCCACGAACTTTAGTTGTTTGACCAGAGGTTCCCATCGGTGCTGAAAAAATGGAAGCTGGAACACCATATCGTTCCTTAAATGCTAGGTCTTCTTTCTTTTGATCAAATGGTTTCACAGGCTTTTGTGCCTCCACATTAATAACCTCTCCATCTGGGAGCTTTACACGAGTTGACTCACCAATGAACGATCTTTCACGAGCTTCTTGCAATTTGCGTTGCGTATCGGCCTCATCCTTGGCTTGCTTCTGGGCAAATGAACTTGTAAACACTCCTTTAGGCCCAAAGATCTGACCATTCTGAGTGGTGTCAAACTCTCCCATGTCATTCTTAGGAAGATCATACACATTGCCAGAGTATCCAACTTCTTGAGCCTTCTTGGATAGCCACCCCATGTAATCGCCATGTTCCTTTTTCTTTATATTTATTTCTTCAAGAGGAAACTTTCCGTACTTACTTGTAAATACTTTAGCATTGTCGGTAACAATCTTATTTAGATCTTCTCTAAATGTGGGGCTTGCCTCACTCAAAAGCCCTATCCTGCTAGCAACCTCTGATGCTTCAGCTTGTCTTTTTTCATCCTCTAATTTCAAAGCATCTTGAGCATCTTGTTTTCTAAGGGCAAGATTTGCGGCTTCCAAACGACGATCTTCAGCTTTTTGCCTATACTCAAGTTCCCTATTTTGAAACTCCTCTTGGCGTAAGGCTCTATCTTGCTCACGATCACTCCTTTCCATTTGCAAGGCTCTTTCAAACTGGGCAGTCCTAGCCACATCCGCTGGTTGGACAAAGGATTGAAGGTAGGGAGATCCTGCGGTTGGCGCATCCCCTGCAATCCTATTGGAAAATGTTCGTGTTGCTCCTTCTTTAGCCATAATTAAGACATTGAATCTTGCTTCCTACGATTATACTCCTGCATTTGAGCCTCGTTCTGTTTAGCAAATGGGTTATAAACCCCCTTATCTCCAACCTTTGGCGTAGTTCCTGCGGCAACTTGTCCTTGAGGCGCACCCATCGCAGGGCTAGCAGATGCTTTTTGCTCTTTAGAGATACCAAAGCTCAAGGTTTCAGCCTTCTGTGACTTACCCTGTGCATCGGTAGGGGTCATGCTAACCACGGTATAGGGGCGACCATAGGCATCCACCTTAACCTTCACGTCTTCAGATCCTCCAATCGGCCTACCACCCATAGGGGAATAAAGGGATTGAACGCCCTCAAAGGCTTGCTGTAGATTACTCTGCTGTTTCTGTGCAGACTGAGCCGAGTTCTGGGCAGATTCATTACCAAGGGGCGTGGAAGAATCTCCAGACATACCTAGGTTCTCTGGAATATTCATCCCAGTTGATAGCGTGGAGCTTTTGGGATTGCCAAAAATACCACCAAGGTAGTCTTGGGTAGACGTAAGGGAAGACATGAGTGGCGCATAAACACCAGCATTCATTTGAGTTGGCCCAATATTTGAACCAAAGCTACCCTGCCCATTTGTAGGATTTCCTACTGCACTATACAAATCAGATCTGCTTCCCCCAAGGGGCGAAAATGCGCCGTTTTCGCTTGAATCAAACATATCCAAATATGCGCTTTGGAATGGATTTCGTGTTAATTGATTTCCCATAGATTAGATTAGATTAGGTTGCGCATTAGAGATGGAGCGAATGCTTTGGTTTGGATGTCAACTGAAACCTGTTCTCCATCCTCAAAGCTAGCAGTTTCTTCGTTAAGGCATTGATAGGCAAGCTCCCAATAAGTTTTAGCCCTCTCTAGCTCATTGATGTTCTCGTAATTCCAAGCCTGTACCCCATAGCGATAGGCATTCCTGTTGGAAGGAACAAGCCTATCTGTCCCATTAACTAGCGGAACATACCCACGGCGAACAATACAATACATCGTGCGAGTCTCTGGCACATTTCCAATCACCCGATAACGCTGAGTATCCACAGTAAAGTTACCAGCCCCATCTCCAGAGGGGAGAGGGTACGATCTAACTGGCCCTTGCCTAAGAATCTGCGTGTCCCCAGCGTAGTTTGCTGGCAACCAACCAAGGCCACCCTCAACCCAAGGATACCAATCACTCATAATGTCGGCAGTTTGACCGCCAGACAAGTCGGCGTTCAGAGCAATAACCTTCAACACGCTCTCCACTCCTGCAACAGTATCAAATACATAGTTGCCTCCGCTGTCCTGAGTGACTGCGAAGTTCATAATAAACCGATTGCCTCTCCATTGCCCAGATGTGATGAACCTTTCGTTCACATCATTAATGGCAGAAGCCACAATAGGATCACTTGCCCCCTGAGAAGTAACGTATGGAGCTAAAAGCGTTTTAGCATCTGCGAAAGTGAGGGTAGCCATGAATGTATATTCCTACTTAATACAGAAAATTAAGTCAACGCTAATCCTCTCCAGTTTCAAAATCAAACATACCATCCCGATAGGCATCAACCATTCCATTCAAAGCGAATTTGTTCCCGAATTGGGTGGAATGATAGCTAGTAACCCCATTCTCCCCCACATTAGACAGAAGAACAATTCCAATCTCAAAATGCTCCCCAAGAAGTCCTCTTACTTGGTCAAGAATAGCTTCAATTCTAGCAAGCTCTGGATCATCTTCGGAGTATTCTTCAACGTGCATGGTTCTTAAGTATTACTTTGTAAATCACTCCGCAAGGATCTTCTCAATTTCTTCAATACAACCATCAATTCCTCCCCAACTCCAGAATTGTCTAGCCTTAGTAGGCATCTCATGGGGCAACCTCCACTCCACTCCATCACGAGCATACTTCCAAGCCCACGCCCCAAGGCAATTAAACTCACTAAATTCGTGATAGGGCTGGATTTTAATCCATTCCTTCAATTCCATGCCATGCGCCCTCTTCACAAACTCCCTAAACCCCTCATAAATCCACTTGGGGTAAATGATCGGTAAACGCCTCATATACTCGCTTTCCATATTGAACCCCATAGTTCGTGCCACAATGGGAACCCAAGGCGTTTCTACGCCATCCTCGTGCAATATAACGGCCTTTCCGTTGATGATAAAGTCCTCTGGTGTGGTTGGTGAAGTGAAGATGCAATCAGAATCCACATGAAGCACAAAATCACTATGGGTGTGTTGATCTGCATAGAGCTTCGTACTCTGCTGACCAAGATAGTCATCCTCCCAGTTGTCCACCAAATGCACCACCTCGCTCCCATGATGCTTATAAAGCCCCATATCTGAGGCAGGAATGGCTACGTGAATTTGTCTGAATCCAGACAAATATTTATCACAACTCCTCAAGCAATACTTCAACCAATGGAAATCGTTCCTATATGAGCGAATGAAGATGTCGCAAGTCATAGCGGAAGGCATAGAATGTCGTACTGATGCCCTCCTTCCTCTGGATATGCAGTAAAGCTATACCCTAGAGCTACAACAGCATTCAATAAATCAACTGCGCTACTCCCTTGTTTGCCAAGAGCATAACTATTCACCTCAATCCACATCTTGGGACGGAACCTAGCGATAAGATTCCTAGCCCCCTGCAAGGCTTTCACTTCATATCCCTCTATATCCATTTTTATGAAGTCCAACCTATCAAGATTCAGTTCATCCAAACACATGAGCTTCACAGGTTCTCCAGACTCTCCAAGGGAACTAGCCCCTACATTCTCATCAATCTTCAAAAAAGAGCATCCTGCGTGGCTATTAAGCCCATAGTTGAACGCATAAACACTAGGGCAGTTATGAACCAAGCATTTAAAAGCCACAGGGTTTGGCTCAAAGGCAATAACAGATCCATTTATACCAACGGCCTTGGTATAGGCAATAGTGTGGTCTCCAATAAAAGCTCCAGCATCAATCACCACATCCCCTTCCTTGATATGCTCTAGGATGAGAGGCAACGCATTCTGGTCGTGATCAAGCCTACCCTCCTCCTCCACCCACTTTGAAATATGGGAGTCTCCATCAATTACAGCAATGCCATTAGGAAGGATCTTCATGCACATCTATTTGCACTATCTGTCATCTTTTGTAAAGGCATTACAATTCCTTGACACTTGCATACAAATAAATAGGATTAGTACCGAGATGAAAAAGGCAAAATCTAAAGTAAGCTAAATGGAAAAACGATTCAAGAAAGTAGTGAAGAACCCAGCCACAGGCAGGACTAAAACCGTCAAGTACGGACAGGCAGGAAAGGCCAAAGATGGAGGAGATCGTATCCGACCCAGCACCAAGAAGGGAGATGCCTACTGCGCCCGATCTAACGCCATTAAAGGGGATTGGAGAAAAGATCCAAACTCTCCCAACAACCTCAGTAGGAAGAAGTGGAAGTGCGTTGGCAATAAGAGCAAGCGGTAAGTTGGAGTTGGAGTGGGATTTGAACCCACATTCCTGTTCTCACGGAAACAGTTCTTTTGCGTTAGAAGATCCAGCTAAAATGGAGTGAGGGGTTCAGGTCGCTACTACTCCTGACGTTTTAAAGCCAGTTTCGCCCCTCAATGCCCCCCACGAGCCTCTTCCTCTCAACGATCGGATATTTCCAATCCTACGGGGGTCAAGTCCGCTTTAATTGAGAGTAGGAGGTATGGTGAAAAGATATAGTTGACACGAACCCAAGTCAATCAGTATTTGATCGACGGCCTATAATTTTTAGGTGATTCATGATACCCCTTTTTTAGTTTGGGTAATCCATACCACCGATCCCCACCAAGTAACTCAAGAGCTTTATTCCTAAGTTTATCGCATTTCTTGCTTCTTTTATAGATAATTGCAAAATGTAAGTCATCTCCTGTTGTATCTTGAAGCATTTTCTTCTGGCCTTCAGATAAAGCGGCAAACATGGCTTTAACATGGTAGGCTTTACTGCCCT